GAGGTGCTCTACGCAATCTGCGGATTTCATCACCATTATCAGTATAGTTTGTAGGGTCTAATTGGTAAATATGACCATTTTCCCAATCGCCAACTAATACGGAATCATTAAATACAGTAGCGCAGTTAGAACGATGACGATGATAGATATTGTTTGTATCGACATATAACCATTTGTGCCAGAGTTGTGTAGTAACGTCATAAGCCCATGTTAAATCAATTGTAGGGAATGAAAGCACATAGACTTCGTGACCTTCAAGCTGATAGGTATAAGCTACAGCATCTTCAACATATTGGTTGACTAAGGTGTTTTCTACAGCATGAGTTGATATTCTTTGTGGAAAATAGCCGTTCATCATTACAACTTCTGATTGCCCACGATTGTTTTTAGCTAAATAAGCAAAAGAATTGCCTAAACGAGCCATCGAAAACTTAGCGGCTATTCCATGTTGACTTGATGATCCTGGGATTCTTTGAAATGGGAATGGAAATGTACCTACATCAGACCATACTTCTGAAGTTGTTTCGCCTAATAAATAGACTTGACCATGATCTGTAATTAAAGATACTAAATTATCAGGCCCAGTAAACTTGCTTGCATAACTTAAACCATAAGTAATTGGGCTAAGAAGATTAGAAGCTGCCCATTGTTGAGTATTAGGATCGTTATAAACAAAGTAATTATCTACTGTATCTACAGTTGTTCCACCAGCAAAAGCACCGTCAGAGCTAGGTAATACTGAAAACTGAACGGCATACATTGTTTCAGACGAAACAGTTTGACTAAAATTAATAAGATAGTTACCTGTATTGCCTGTGCCTGTGCCTGTTGTAAGCGTTAGGGTTAACCCTGTGCCAGCACCATTTGTACTTGTAGATGCAGGATTTAAAGGAACAGATGTATAAGCACCAGCAAACGTCATAGAAAGCCCTGAAACCACGCCACCTGTAGTTATTGCTGTTACTTTGTATGTAGCTGGGCTACTGCCATAAACACCGCCCAAAACCGTTATAAGGTCATTTAAAGCGTAGTTTGTACCACCGCTTGTAATGGTTTGACTTAATACTGTGCCAGAGCCTAAAGCGGTAATAATAGTATTAGGGGTAACCCCTGTGCCTACGATTGTTTGACCTGGGTATAAAACACCACTTGTTACGGCTGTAACAGTCAAAGACGTTGTCCCAATAGAACCTGTAAAGATTGCTCCACCGCCATTAGTGTTTAAAAGCTGGGCTGTTGATATGGTGTATGAAGTATTAATGTTATATGTGCCTACACCGCCTGATCCTGAACCAAAGCTAGTAATAACCGTTTCTAAACCTATTCCTACGCCATATAAAGATTGACCTACTTTAATTGTTCCTTCTCTGACTTGAGAAACAGTTAGAGTAGTTCCTGAAATTGTGCCTGTAAATGAACAAGCATCAGGAGTTGATATGCGCCATGTATAACGATAAGTTCCGTCAACAATATAAACGTTAATACCGTTATCAGTAATGCCTACTTGACCTGTACCGCTATTTAAAATACCGATTACATAAGGCACATAAGAAGAATCCATTGCATAGACATACTGACCGCAAACTGCGACCATGTATGTTCCACCAGCTAATGTTCTCATTCCCCTAACAGGGGATTGCGCTGATAACGCTACAATTGAAGTAAGACCAGGAGTAGGATATAAAGCAACAACGCCTCTTGAACCTTGAGCTTTAGATGGATCAATCTCAGGCCGCCAATTGATACACTCTTGGCTGTCTTGATACAAAGATGGCGCTTCGTAACTAGCCCCAACAAAACCAAAATCTGCCATTAGATTACATCCTTATAAGCTTTACCATCACGAATTCTACGAATGGTGGACTCTCCAACCCCATATTCTCTAGCAAGCATAGCAATATTTCTATAACCAACACGTTGACGGATTTCTAAAACTTGTTCAGAAGAAAGGGATCGTTTTTTTAATACAATTTTTCCTTTCATTGCAACACTTATTTTAGCTTTTGATTCTTCTGACAATGTAGTTCCAGCTTTATTTGTATTGCCAATTCGAGCATTTGACATTTTTTTACGGGATTCTTCGGTATGTTTTTTACCTTTAAATGTCATGCCCCATGTTGCCTGACCAAATCCATTGCCTTTTAATTTTGCCAAATGTTTTGCTGTATGTTTATAACCAGATACACCTTCACCGCCATTAGTATGGTTAACTAATTGAATACCACGTCTGCGATAAATATCAATACATTCCATTTCGGCAAGAAAAGCTAATTCTTCATTTAAATGATCTGCAATCTTTTCAGCAACAAAACCATGTTTTGCAACCACTCGATGCCAATATTGATTACGCCCTTTGCTTTGATTTAAGCGTGTGCCTTTGCCTTTGCCAACATAGAATATTTCGTTGGTATCTGTTTTGCGATGTTGGTAGATGTAAAAGTTCATGGGATAATTATACCACCACTTAGGATCTAACCTTAACGGAAGAACCCTCCCGACAAAATCCAGCCCGCATCACGTTGGCGTGAAGCTAACATAGCATCTGCAAAACGAGCCGATTGAACTGGGCGCATATTGGTGCGTTTAACTGTAGCTTTAGCCTGCGCTGCATACGCATTAATCATCGTAATTTGGGTCTGAGATGCTTTGCCATACATAGGCATTAAACGCTCTGCCAAACACCATCTTAGAGCCATTGTGTAGCCTTGTGGTAGATTAATGTCATCATAGATAGTCGTAAATTCGCTGAAAATATTGTCAGCAAAGATGTGCATTTCGCCCTGAGATGGGTTAGGCCATACAAAAATGTTACCCAATGTTTCTGTTGGCTGATAGTAAAGAGCTTTTGGCCACGGGCCATTTAAAGTCTTTAAACCAATCATTTCATAATCTTCTACGTTCAAAATAGAAACTGGATAATCTAAGCCACCATTGTTGATTGGGATTCCATTAGAGTTTGTATTAATACGCACAAAAGCGGAATTAATCGTTAATGGGCGTTGATAATAACCAGTAAATGTAAGACTAGATAAACTTTGTGGAATATTGACTAAATATGTTCCTGCTTCGTTTACGTTGCCACCAGCACCCGTTACAAACTGAACAATCTTAGTGCCTGCTGCCACGCCCAATCCTGTGATTGTTTGACCAATCGAAATACCGCCAGAATTGATAGAAGTAATTGTTAAAACATTACCTGAGATTGAGCCTACAAAACTACAACCGATTTGACCACCTGGGCCAATAGTATATTGAGTTTGTCCTGCTGTAATTGGAAAGATGATTTCATTTTTGTAGAAAACCATCATATCTTCATTAGACCATTGCCCAACCATATCATTGAGCATATCAAAAGCATCTTGAACCGCATCAGCAGATGGAGTTTCTCCTGCCTCTAATGCGCCAATATCTTTTAAAGCACGACTAATAATGTCTAGGGCTTTAGCCATGATTACAACCCAGCAATAATAAAGGCAAGCAATTCTTCGTAACGAACGCCCAAACGAGTAACCGCTACGGCATTTGGAGATGTTGCGGTATAGGGCTGACCATTTTCATCATAGTTTTTACCATTTACCTGATACCAAGTATCAGAACAGAACAAACCATATTTATTTGCATCTAAACCTTGAGCTGTAAAAGCTGCTTCTACTTGTTGGGCAATAACACCAGTATGAATACGGGCGTTTGCGCCTTTTTTGGCAACTGCATCATTAAACTTAAATGTTACGATTAAACCTTTTAATGCTTTAGACACAGCTAATTCAGCAGCAGTTAAAGGCGCAACTTGTTGTTTTTCATTTGCATCAGAAGTATTAATTGTTCCGTTTACTGCAAACACTTGTGTCCAACGATTTCCACTTGATCCAAGATTTACTAGGTTGTCTGTATTTGGAAACAAAATAGGAATAGTGTTGATAGTAACGTATTGAGTTGTGCCAATATCAAAAGATAAGGTGCTACCTGAGCTATTAATAGCTGGTGCATTAATGGCACTACTAAAGGTATTAGTTCCACTAAATGTATTTGTTGCAGAGTTTGTTTGAGTTCCAGCTAAAGTCATTAGTCCAGTAGTTGCTGGGGTTTGTGAAGCCCAACCAGAACCCGTAGATACCAATAAATTACCTGAAGAACCTGTAGAAGTAAGCCCTGTGCCACCGCTTGAATATAGCAATGTGCCACCTAAAACTACGTTTCCTGAAGCTGGTGTGCTAGGGGTTAAACCTGTAGAACCACCTGAAACAGTAGTAACCGCACCACCGCCACCGCCTGAAAATGTCAAAGTTCCTTGAACTGTTAAGTTTTTAGGAATAGTGATATTTTGCGATGCGTCAATATAAAGTGCAGATTGACCGCCTGTTTGTAATTGTAGAGTACCGCTAGAATCGGCTGTTTCAACAATACCAGCAGAAGAAGCGTTAATAGTAGATGACATGGTTATAGTCCTATATTTGGTTTAAAGGTTGGTTTAACCCACGGCAAACTGCTTTTTTCGCTGTTTAATGCTTTCAGTTGCTGTTCTAGGTTAGATTTTATGATATTTGAGCCATCTTTACTAGCTTCTTCTTCAATCCATTGAACAACAAAGCGTTCCTCTAGCTCATTAAATGGTACTTTGTTACGAGGCTCTAAAAATGTCCATTCGCCCTGAGTTTCTACTGTGTTTTGATCGTCAGACAAAAACGCAAAATAATGCGCTGCAATCAACGCACCATCTTTAACAGTAATATCAGTAATTTTCCAATTCATATTAAGCCGCTGGTTTAATTGTTACAGTTTGCCAAACAGGTGTAGGCTGTTTTGGAAAAACTGGCTGAGTTGTTGGAGGATTTACCCCAATAGCACGAACTTGACTGCGATAAGTTAAAAACTCTGCTTGATTGCTTAAATATGGGTTAGATAAAGCAGGGTCAGCTACGCTTGCAATAGCTGTCCAATCTGTAGCGGATAATAATTGTTGCGCTGTGGCAGAGGTCTGAGCTTGTAATTGAGCAATATATTGAGCTTGTTGTTCAGGGCTTAAAGTTAATATTTCCCACGCTTGATAATACTGACCATCTGTTAATGTAGGTGCTATTTGCTGAACATATTGTGTTGCAGGGTCATAGCTAGGCTGTGGACTATCAAATACAGGCTCATAAGGTGCTGGCGCTACAAAAGGTGTAGGAAAGCTAGTATTAGGATATTCAGCTTGGATTTGCTCTTGCGTAACTGGATACGCTAATGTTTGTGTATTAATAAAGATTGCCATAATTTGTCCTTTAAGCCACAGCCAAGAAAATATAACTTCCACCACTAATATTGACAGTAGCAGAAGCAGTTGAATCTAAAGTAAAACCACCAGATGAAGCATAAATTCCGTTGTATCCTGTGGTTTGCCCACTTGTTCCGTTCCATTGTAAATATGGGCTGGATGAGCTTGTTAAGCCGTTTGCAGAATCAAACACATACCAACTACCAGAAGAATCTGTACGCTTAATTAAAATAAACCTTGCACCACCAGAACCAAATCCACAAGCTATAGACTGTGTTCCGCCAGTTCCAGTAAATGAGCCTACTTTAGATACTCCAGCGCAAGTAGCAAATAAATAAGCTACATAAGTAATTGTAGAAGCATTTACATAACTTCCGTTACCAACTGTAAAAACAGAAGATGTTGGTGCAGTATTATTCCAATATAAAGA